ACCAAGACGGTTAAGCAAGGCGACGTGTTCACCATTGCTAACGTGTATGCAGTTAACCCACAGACCCGTGAGTCAACTGGTTCGCTTCAACAGTTCGTTGTGACCGCTGACAACAGCGTGACCTCCGGCACTGCAATGACCTTGGCAATCTCTCCGGCGCTTTACACGTCGGCAAATGCTCTGGCTACCATTGATGCGTTCCCAGCTACCAGCGCGGCAATCACGTTTGTTGGCACTGCTTCAACCCAGTACCCACAGAACTTGGTCTACCACAAGGACGCAATCACGTTTGCTACGGCTGACTTGTTGCTGCCGCAGGGTGTTGATATGGCTGCTCGCGCAGTGCATAACGGTATTTCGTTGCGTGTCGTGCGCCAGTACGATATTAACAACGACCGTCTGCCTTGCCGTATTGACGTTCTGTATGGCTTCAGCACGATCCGTCCACAGATGGCTTGCCGCGTCTGGGGTTGAACCTCTTAATTTAAGGAAATATTATGGCTCTCCCTAATGGTGGTGGTGGTTACCAAGTTGGTGCAGGTAACCGTCAGGAAACAATCCTCAGTGCTATGGCTGTCCCCCAGACGGCCACGGCAACTGCAACTCTTACCGCAGCTCAGATCGTTAACCAGATGCTGGTTGCTAACCCTGGCACTTCGGCAGCAACGTACACGTTGCCGCTAGGCACGGCGATTGATACCGCTGTTCCTAACGCCACGGTCGGCAGCACGTTTGACTTGGCAATCGTAAACATCGGAACCAGCTCTGGCGCGGTGACTTTGGCTGTTAACACTGGCGTGACCGATGGCGGCAACGCTCTAACGGCGGTTGCTGTTACCACCAGCCAGATGTTCCGCTTCCGTAAAACTGGTGACGGCACTTACGTAGTGTATCGTCTGGCCTAAGACTAAGGGGGAGGGCCACAAGCTCTCCCCTTTTTTAAGGAAATTACTATGCCTAATACGCAAGCAATTGGGGTCGCGTATTCCGATCCTGAATTTACGACAGTTTACGCAAGCCAAGAGATTGGTTACAGCGCAGCGGCTCAAGGCACTGTGACGCAAGCAACGGACAAGTCAACAGCGGTAACGCTGAACAAGTCTGCTGGTCGCATCACAATGAACAACGCGGCCTTGGCTGGATCTACTGCGGTTTCGTTTACGCTTAACAACAGCACTATTTCCACCAATGACACGATCATTGTGTGTGTTTCTAGTGTTACTACTGGCAGTACCGCTGGGGCGTATACCAGTTACGTTTCTAATATGTCTTCTGGTTCTGCCTCAATTACGTTGCGTAATTTGAGTGCAACTTCATATTCTGAAGCTGTTATTATCAACTTCGCAATCATCCACAGCGCAAGCTAACAGGCGGGGCTTCGGCCCCTCCTATTGAGGTTTACGATGGCAACATATTCGGCTGGCGATCAGATCAACCGCGCCTTGCGTCTGTTGGGTGTCCTAGCAGAAGGTGAAACCACTTCGGCGTCAGTGTCGCAAGACTCACTGATGGCGATGAATCAAATGATTGACAGTTGGAACACCGAACGGTTGTCGGTGTTCTCAACCATAGACCAGATCGTTAATTGGCCTGTTGGCGCAATCAACGCCACGCTTGGCCCTTCAGGCTCTTTGGTACGTCTAAACGGTACTGCGGTTCGCCCCATTCTAATTGACGACGCGACGTATTTTCGTGACCCGCAGACGAATGTGTCTTACGGGATCAAACTGATCAACCAACAGCAATATGATGGTATTGCGGTTAAGACCGTAACGTCTACTTACCCGCAGGTCATGTTTGTAAACATGACCTACCCAGATATTGACATTTATATCTACCCCAAGCCAACTCGCCTGTTGGAATTTCACTTCATCAGCGTTGAGGAGTTGACGCAACCGGCAACGCTATCAACCACGTTGGCTTTCCCCCCAGGTTACCTACGGGCGTTTACTTACAACTTGGCGATGGAGATCGCGCCGGAGTTTGGTGTTGAACCATCGCCGCAGGTGCAGCGTATTGCCATGACCAGCAAGCGCAACCTCAAGCGCATCAACAACCCTGACGATGTAATGTCGATGCCTTACGCAATTGTTGCAACGCGACAGCGGTTCAACGTCTACGCAGGAAACTATTAAAATGGCTACTATTGCAATCACAGCACTCCCAGCAGCCACGGCTGCGGCTACAACCGATGTTTTGCCGATTGTTCAAGGCGGCACAACCAAACAAGTAACCAACGCGCTGTTGTTTACCAATTCAACATTGGTTGCACCTGCGCTTGGTACTGTTGCAAGCGGAAATATTAGCGCTTGTACAAGTACAGGCATGGTGTTGACCACGCCGGTAATTGGCGCGGCCACCGGCACTAGCCTGACCGTCACCGGCGCTATTGTGTCCACCGGTACGGCTGGTGTGGGCTATGCCACAGGCGCAGGCGGCACAGTCACCCAAGCTACAAGCCGAACCACAGGCGTGACGCTAAACAAAACCACTGGTGCAATCACTCTATTCAGCGCGGCGGGCTCGGCAACAGCAGCAACTTTTACCGTGACTAATAGCACCGTGGCGGCAACTGACGTAATCATCTTGAATCAAAAATCAGGTACTGACCTGTACGACTTGATGGTCACTGCGGTGGCGGCGGGTAGTTTTAACATCACGTTCCGCACCACTGGCGGCACGACAACCGAGCAGCCCGTGTTCAACTTTGCAGTTATTAAAGCAGTTGCTGCTTAATGAAAACGCCCATCCTTGGTTCAACCTATGTGGCCCGCAGCGTTAATGCTGCGGACGCCCGTATGGTCAATTTGTTTCCGGAAATTGTGCCGGAAGCAGGTAAGGAACCTGCATTCTTAAACAGAGCGCCAGGACTAGAACTGCTGGCAACAATCGGTAGCGGGCCGATCCGAGGGGTGTGGGCGTTCTCGCCGCAAGACGGCGTTGCATTTGTGGTGTCTGGTACAGAGTTGTACAAGATTAACAATTCCTACACCGCAACGCTTTTGGGGACCGTAGCTGGATCTGGCCCAGTCAGTATGTCTGACAATGGTACGCAGCTATTTATCGCGGCCAATGGTCCCAGTTACATTTACAACAACACCACAAACGCATTTGGTCAGATTACCGATTCTGATTTTCCCGGCGCTGTAACCGTCTGCTATCTGGACGGCTACTTTGTGTTCAACGAGCCAAATAGCCAGAAGTTATGGGTGACTGCGCTGTTAGACGGTACGTCTATTGACCCGTTGGAGTTTGCCAGTACCGAAGGCTCACCAGATGGATTGGTTGCAGTAGCAGCAAACTTTCGCGAGGTCTGGGCGTTTGGTACTAACTCAATTGAAGTCTGGTACGACTCAGGCGCAACCGATTACCCTTTGCAACGCATCCAAGGCGCATTTAACGAACTGGGTTGTGCCGCGCCGTATTCTGTTGCCAAGATGGATAACGGGATGTTCTGGCTTGGGCGCGACCGTCGCGGGCAGGGCATGGTCTACCGTGCTAACGGCTACACCGGCCAGCGGATCTCAACCCATGCGGTTGAGTGGCAGATCCAGCAATACAGCGACATCTCTGACGCGATTGCCTACACGTATCAGCAAGACGGTCATTCTTTTTATGTGTTGACGTTTCCAACCGGCAACGCTACGTGGGTGTACGACGCGGCGACGGGAGCTTGGCACGAACGGGCTGGTTGGGTAAACGGTGACTTTACCCGTCATCGCAGCAACTGCCAGATGGCGTTCAACAATAAGATTGTTGTTGGCGATTTTGAAAACGGCAACATTTACGCTTTTGATCTAGATGTGTACGCCGACAACGGCGCCATTCAAAAGTGGCTGCGCTCTTGGCGGGCTTTGCCAACTGGTCAGAATAACCTAAAACGTACAGCGCACCATAGCCTACAACTTGATTGCGAGTCTGGCGTAGGACTAAATCTATACCCCGGATATGACAGTGAAAATATAGACACTGAATCTGGGTTAAATCTTGTGGCTGAATATGTGCAAACATTTTTAGTTACTCAATCAGGCGTTACATTGACCACCGAAGCAGGGGATGGTTTTGAACCGCTTGGGCAATACGAACTATCAGATACTGACATCACTGGGTATGAAATTGTTACCAATTCATATTCTGCTGCACCAGGTTACAACCCCGAAGTTATGCTGCGTTGGTCAGATGATGGGGGCCACACTTGGTCAAACGAGCACTGGTCGCCAGTTGGCAAGATCGGCGTCTATCAGCAGCGGGTGTTCTGGCGGCGTTTGGGTATGACCCTAAAGCTGCGGGATCGGGTCTACGAAATTTCAGGAACCGATCCAGTCAAGACGGTGATCATGGGCGCAGAGTTAATCTTGAGCGGCACAAATGCCTAACGTGACGCCGATCACGCCGCCGCGAGTACCGCTAGTTGATCCGCGCACGGGGTTTATTGATCGTGCTTGGTATTTGTTCTTTCTGTCTCTCAACAACGCAGCGGCTGAAGTCTATGACAATCCTGCCGTTGGGCCTAGTCCAGAGACATTGATTGCGTCTTACGATGCCGCGTTGCAAGAGTTAACGCAGAACGTAAACACTCAACAATCGCCGGTAGCGTTGCTGCCGCAGATTGCGGAGTTACAAAAGCAAATTGATGGGTTGCAAGTCCAGCCGATTGTGGATGTGGGCGCTATTAACGCGGCTATTGCTGCTTCGTCCAGCGCACCGGTAACGTATACGGCAGACTTTTCGGTCACGCCTACAGATGTATGGATCATCAACAACAAGTCTGGCTCGTCTTGCACCGCCACGCTG